TGAGAGCAAGAGAAAAGAAATACATAATGCACTAGCCAAAGGCTAATTTTAAGAGTTTCTATTATTAAAGGTAGTTTTAATAGCTATCTTTAATAAAACTCTTTAAAATTGATATTACAAGGTCATTTTAATAATTCTTATATAAAGAAATAAAGGAGTTGATAAGTATGTTTGTTTTGTCACAAAAAAGCTTAGAAAGATTAAATGGTGTCCATATAAACCTGGTTAATTTTTTTAAAGAATTAATCTTATTAAGCCCTTGGGACTTTAAAATTACAGCAGGAGTTAGAACTGCAGCAGAGCAAAATTTAGAATATCAAAAAGGTAGAACATTACCTGGAATAAAAGTAACAAAAGTAGATGGCTATAAACAAAAATCTAATCATCAGATCAAGTTTGATGGTTTTGGATATGCCGTAGATATTGGAGTTCTTATAAAAGAAAAAGTTAAGGTAAAAGTTAAGGAAAATGGAAAAGAAATAGAAAAAGAAGTTGAAAAAATAGTTTACAAAGGAAGTTGGAAAGATTTTCACTACTATCAAGATATTTATAATGTTGCAAAAGAGAAAGGACTTTTAGAAAAATATGGAATTGAATGGGGTGGAAATTGTTGGAAATCATTTAAGGATGCTCCACACTGGCAAATTAAAGGAGCAGATAAGGTAGCTTTTAAATAATAAATAGTCTGGCCAGACAGTTATTATAAAAAATTATGCCCGGAAGAAGTTTAAAATTTTTGCCGGACAAGTATTTATGAGTATTTAAAAATTTTAGGAGGTAAAAGTATGGAAATGGTAAAAAATTATATTGGTACTATTACAAAACAAGGGTGGATTGGTATAGCATTAGCTTTGGGATTTATTATAGTTATGGTAATATCTAAAAAGAAATATGCAGATACAGTGGAAAAGGCAATAAGACTTTCAGAACAATCATTTAATTCGGGAGAGGGTCAAAAAAAGTTAGCAGCAGCAATTGCTTATATTCAAAATGCCATAACTTTAATGCCTTGGTATGTAAGATTAATGATAGTTCCTGTAATAAACAAAAAAAGTATTATAGATGCAATAGAAAGAACATTACAAAGAATATCAAATACATTTGGAAAAGGCTCTAAGGTAGATATAAAAGGTAATGAAAATGGAGAAAACTAAATTAAAATTAGAGTTTATTTCAAACAAAAAAGCAGTTTTACTCCAAGATTATATCTACTCTATGAATGGCTATGATATTAAGGTATTTAGAGGTTTCATTACTGATGGAGCCTCTGTACCTAAATCTTTACAATGGTTATATAATCCTTATGGCAAATATATTAATGCAGCAGTTATACACGATTATTTGTACTCTGTATATAATAACACTGGAATTAATCGTACCTTAGCAGACAAAATATTTAACTTTATTATGAAAGAAACTGGGATAGATAACAGAACCAGAAGAAAATTTTATATGGCAGTTAAGTATTTTGGTGAAACATCTTGGAAAGCTAAATTACAGAATGAAGGATATAAAGATAGGGCTGTTATAGATAGGACCAAAGAAGCTAGAGAGTATTATAACCATTGGTATAAAGTGTTAGGGATTAGGTGATGTTATGGAAAAAACTTTACTTGAATATGGTGTAGTAGGGGCTATTTTACTGTATTTCCTATGGAAAGATAGTAAGACATTTGAAATTTATAGAACTACTATGCAGAAGATAGTAGACCAGTTGGAAGCAATGCAGAAAGACCAAACAGAATTAAAAAAAGACATGGAGGAGATTAAGAAATTCATAAAGTAATGGGGTAGGATTTTATCCTGCCCCTCTTTTTTTTATTTGCTTGAATGTATGAATTTATCTAATGTTAAAAAATATTTAAAAAAAGTGTTGACATACTTGTACAAGTATGATATTATTAAAGTACCTCAAGGGAAAAGGAGTGATGAAAAATGCTAAAAGGATTAAAAGAATTAAGAGAAAGAGTTTTAAAAAATGGAAATGGAGAATACGATTTAACAGATGATTATATAACATCTGGAAATGATAGTAAATATTCTCTAATTTGGAGAGGAACAAGAACTTTTATATCAGGATATAACTCATTAAAAAGTATAAAAGAAGATTTAAAAAATAGAGGTCTTTAATTAGACCTCTCAGGAGGCAATATGGAAGAAAAAAAGAGAAAAGGTTATAAAACTCAGAAACAGCAAAATGAAGCTAACAAAAGATACAGAGCAACAAAAAAAGGTGGAAAAAGTACAGAACATAGCACATATAAGAGTCGTGCAAAAGTATTTATAAACAGACATGCAAATATAGAAGAACTTGAAGAACTTGAAGAACTAATAGAAAAAGAAAAGGAGAGTTTAAAAATGACAAAAACTTGGAAAGATGTGAAAAATTTAATAATAGAAATGAATGTAGATAGTGATAACATAGATATGAGAACTGGAGAATGCACAGTTGATTTAATTGGTGGAAAATATAACGGTTGGTCTGTAGCTGGTAAAGTTGATTTAAATAGTGATTATGCTGATGTAATTATAAGTGATGAAGCAATAGTATATAATCCAGCTGAATAAAGAATAAAGAAAGATGATTAATAAATTTAATTGTCTTTCTTCTGTTATTAAAAAAAGGAGTATATTATGAAAGTATTAAGAATTGTGTTAAAACAAAGCTCAGCAAACCACAAAAAAGCAGGAACAGTTGATAATAAAATGACTTATCCTTTGCCTGTACCCTCAACAGTGATAGGAGCATTACACAACATTTGTGGATATACAGATTATCATTCTATGGATATTAGTATTCAAGGAAATTTTGAAGCCATGTCAAAAGATATGTATAGAAATGTAACTGTTTTAAATTCAATATCAGATAGAGGAACTCTCGTTAAAATGATAGCTCCAAATACGATTTCTAATGCTTATATAGAAGTTGCAACTGCTACTGAAGATAATTGTAATTTTATAACTGAAAAAAATATAAAAGTTAAGAACAGAGAACTGTTAGAAGAATTTAAGAATTTAAAAGTTTTAAAAGAAAAACTAGACAAAGAAAACAAAATAAAAACTGAAGAATTTAAAACAAGAAAAAAAGAATTATCTGATAAAGATGAGCTAAAAAAAATAAGAATTGAAGAAAAAAAATATAAAGAAGAATTTAAAAAGTTTGAAGAAGAAAGCTTTTTAAAACCTTATAGTCAGTTCAGAACTATTGTGAAAAAACCAATGTTTTATGAACTTTTAAATGGCATTTTTCTAATACTTCATATAAAATCAGATGAGAAAACCTTAAAAGATATAGAAAAAAATATTTTTAATTTACAATCAATAGGAAGAAGTGAAGATTTTGTTGAGGTTGTTGAATGTAAAATGGTTGAGTTACAAGAGTTTGATAGTGAAGTTAAATCTAGTGAGGGATTAACAGCATATCTAAATTATAATGATTTTCAAGAAGAAAAAATTTTTAATTTAGATGTAGATGGAAATGTAGTAAAATCTGGAACTAAATACTATTTAGATAAAGAATATAAAATAGTTAATGAGAAAAGAAGTTTTAAGAAAACTCTAGCTTTATACAGTAATTATTTTAAAGCTAATAAGAGTAGTGAAAATGTGAAGCTAGATGAATACAATGGAATTAAGTTATTAGTGAACTTTATATAAAAAAAGAGCAGGTTTAAACTTGCTTTTTTAATCTAGTAATACATAATTTTACAATCACTCTTGTTGCTAATATATCATCAAATTATTCGGAGTTTAAATTCCAATTTGGTAAGACATTAAAAAATATTTAAAATAAATTATGATTAATTTTAAATTCTAATCTAGTAATACTTTATATACTTATACTAGCATTTTAAATTACATAAGTCAATACAAAAATAAAGCAGGATTAATTTCCTGCTTTTATGTTATCTAAAATCATTAACAGTAAAATATAATAAATGGACTTAAAATGGACTTAAAAAATTTAAAAAACCATAAAATTAAGATGATTTTATAAAAAATAAATATAAAAATATTATGATAAATATAAGAAAATAAATAGTATAAACTTCAAAGGTGTAGAATTAGTTTAATAAAATTATAAAGATTTTAATTTTAAAAGCAACTCTATTTTATTTTTAGAGTTGCTTTTTTTATGTTTAATGAGAATTTTTATTTAATCCAAATTGATTTGTATCAACCCAGTCCATAGAAATAATTGACCAAAAATCTTCAGCTAAGCCATTTAAAACATAGTCATAAGGTAGCCAACCATAACCTTCTTCACCCCATGATTTTCCCCAAGAATTTCTTATTAAAAGTGCACCAGTTGTTTCAGTACCATAACGGGTATTTTTTATTTTTTTCTTATCATCATAACCAATTGCTACAACTGCATGTCCCCAATTTGCCTGTTCATCATTTCCTGGATAAGGAATAGAACCTGCTAAATCAGATGCCTCAAAAGATGAAAAACCATAAAATCCAAACATAGATGGAATCCCAGCAGCAAGATATTTTTTTACAGAATTTAAAATTTCATTTTTTGTTTGTTTTTTCCCATGGGGATCATGACAAAAATATTGAAGAGTAGCATAATTTTTTGCCATGGAATATAAAAAACTATCCGGGTCTTGATCCCAATTTGGATTAATATGACTTCCATCAAGAGTATAAGGAAAATATTTTTCATCAGGAACTCCAAATAAAACTAAAGCTCCCATAGTAGAACGCAACCATGCTCCTGAATCTCCTTCTGTCATCATTAATTTTCTTGTTGCTTTATAAATAAAAAGTCGAGATCCTTCAATATGAATTCCATGTGCTCTTCTTTGAAAATATTCTACAATCCCAACAGCAGCATTTGCTGTACAAGAACCAAGAGTTAGTTGATCTTCAATAGGTGAACACCATTCTCTTAAATCAACTGATTTAGGAAGTTTTTCTTCTTTTTTATCATTTTCTATTCCTAATTTTTCAGCTAACTTCATAATCTTGGGGTGATCACTTCCATAATCTCTCATATCTGGTAAAGGAGGAAGCCAACCAGTTCCAATGATTTCTCCTTCTTTTTTCCCTTTTGAAAATTTTCTTTTAGTGTAGGCTTGATACATATTTATCATTCTTTACCTCCCATATTTTAAAATTTAATACTTTCTGGACTTGTAATAACTATTCCAGTAGCTTCTATATTTGCCATAGGGTCAAATTTAGAAAGATTTCCAAAATCTAACCCTGTCAATTTTTCTATATTTCTAATTGGTACTTGGTAAGTTTTATACTCTCCATAAGCAAACTCAAGATTTTCTATCATATTTTTTTGTGTTTGTAAATAAGCAGTAGCAGAAATTTTTCCATCTTCTTTTACCATAACAACAACCTTCCAAAATTCAGCTGGAATTTGATATTTTTGTCTATATATCATATCATCTTCCCTAAAAACTGGTCCAGTGAAAACAGAAACTTTAAATTGATTTAAAACAGCATTTCTAAAAATATAGTCTTCTAGTTCAACCCAAGTTTTTTGATTCAAATTTTTATGTTGAGGTGTACTATTGGTAAAATGAAAAGTATCTTCATTAGCTTTCATTGCATTTTTACCCCAATTTGGATCTGTTCTTCTAACAAGATGTCCTCTATCTAATTCATTATTGACATAAACTTCTTCTCCATATTGGTATTCACGACTAATTCTTGGATCAAATTTCCAATTATCAGCAGTTCTTTTAATTTTTACTTCATCTGTACCATCAATATTTACAGCTGTAAAATATGCAAGTCCTCTTGATTTTTTCATAACAATAGAAAAGTGCATATAATCAAGAACATAATTTCCATCTTCTGTTTTAGCTGTATCTTTTTCCATTTCCTTTGATAATATAGGTAAAGGAACTTCATAGTCCTTTCCTAAAAATAAAGGATTATAACCTAGAGGTTCATCTTTTATATTAGAAGAAGTATCGTTTTCTTTAGGTAACTCAATATCTGGCACCATTTCTTTTATAAGGGTTTGTTCATTTTCTTTTAAAGAACTATATTTTTTAGCAAGATAATTAACTATTGAAAAAATTAAAATTCCTTCATTAGCTATCCATTCATCTTTTTGTTCTGGATTAGGCACACCAGCATGATGAAGTGCAACTAAAGTCCATTGATCATTAAAGACAGGTGAACCAGAAGAGCCAGGTTCTGTATCTGTTAAATAATGAATAAAACTTTCTTTAATTCTACTAACTTTATTTTCACGCAAAGTAATAGATTTTGGACCACCTTTTGGATGTTGAATAATAGAAACATATTCTTCTGGTAAAATAGTTCCTTGTTTTTGACTCATTTTTAAATAACCAAAGTCTTCTAAATGTTTTTGAGTTGTTGAGTTTTCTTTTACACCAACTAGAGTAAAATCTAAATCTTCATCAGTTATAAAAAAGGCTTCAGGGTCAAGTCTAAAATTATATGTAGTGCAAGGCATAAAATTTTCATCATCTTGATAATTAAATTCTGCTATTGAATTAGAAGCAGTTTGATAAGAATTAATAACATGATTATTTGTAAGAATAATATGAGGAGAAACTAAAAAACCAGTTCCATATCCGACAACAACTCCTCGGCTATCTCTAATAGAAATACGACAAACTGACTTACTCTCATTTAAACCTATTTGAAGATAAGATATTGGAAATAAATCATTTTTCCCAAGTATTCTCTCCATAGCAGTAGAATCTTTAGAATTAAATAACATTCCCTTTGTTGAAACTTGCTTATTTTCTTCTTCAGACTTTTCTTCTAAAAATCTTTCCAATGCTTTCTGATTAATTCTTTCTTTTTCATTTTCTAATATTTCATGAGAAATATCTCCTGAATTAAAACCTTTTAACATAAAATCACCTCTATTCTTTAAAAAATTTCTTTATATTATTTTATATATATTATAGTATAAAATAAAAAAGTAATCAAAATAAATTAATAAAAAACTATAAAAAAATCCATAAAAAATATATTATTTCTTATATTGTATAATTAGTGCTATAATATAACTAAATTATTAAATGACAAGGAGAGTTATAATGTTAAACGAAATTGCAAAAAATATATATCTAGTAGAAGTACCTTTACCTAAAAATCCATTGAGAGCATTAAATTGCTATTTTATTAAAAATGGTGAAAATATTTTAGTTGTAGATAGTGGTTTTGACCACGAAGAAAGTGAAAAAGTATTTTTTGATGCCTTAGATGAACTAGGAGCGAAAATTGGAAAAACAAATATGTTTTTAACTCATTTACATGCTGACCATTCAGGGCTGGCTTTAAAATTTAAAAATAAATATCAAGGTAAAGTTTATTGTAGTCAAATAGATACTGATTATATAAATCAAATGAAACATGAACTATATGCTGATAGATTTGTTCCTACATTAAAAGTTATGGGGATGAAACCAGATTTTAAATTTTTTGAAACTCACCCTGGACTTGTCTATTGTGTAAAAGGAAAACTTGACACAACAATAGTCAAAGATGGAGATAAAATAGATTTTGGAGATTATCATTTTGAAGTTGTTGATTTAAGTGGACATACTCCTGGGCAAGTAGGGATATATGATAGAGAAAATAAAATTTTATTCTCAGGAGAT